ACTTCAATCAAATAAAGTGGCCACTTCACAGCAAAATCTTTCGCGGCGGAAATCAATCTATTTATTGTAATCTCGGCAGATTCGGTCACATCTTCATATGCTCCGCCAAGTAAATCCAGAAGACTGAATCCAAAAATGTTGACTGCTTTCAATGCCGCTACTATCATTTTGTAATATTGCTCTATTGGTAGAAGCTTCGAGACTGAATCTATCGCCGCTTCAATCAGTGCCTCTACATCGCAAGTAACCAATGCCACAAGAGCAGGTAAACCAAGAGCTCTCCATATTCTATTAAACATCTGAATCAGCGTATCAAGTGCTTGATGTAGTATGTTGGTAGCAAGATTCGTCATTTCCATAATGAACCAAGACCAGATTTCTTGCACTTGCATTTCTGGAGCTTCAAGTCCAAACTCGCCACTGAACGACTTACCGAGTCTACCAACTACAGCAAGAGCTCCATTTAGATTGTTAGTTATTCTAGATTTTACTTCGGCTCTGTACTCGGGATCCGTAAAGAGCCTCAGAATATTTACAGAACCAAGAAATGGCACCGGAATCGTAAGTATTCCAGAGATAATAGACTCAATGATTTCAAGACATTTCGCGAGTACGTACAACTTGAACTCGGCGACCAATGCTCTTGCTTTTAACTCCCATTCAACTTCCGGTAAAGATAATGAACCGAATACTGGCTTTGTAATTGAAATAGGGAAGTTTCCAAGCAAGTCATCTATTGATTTAAGAGCTGTTCTGATTTGATTGGCAATGTCTTGATAACCAAGCAACGCTAATCTAGGAGGTAATGAAGCTAAGTTCTTCAGCGATATGGCTAGGTCGCCAGGCTTCGGTAAAAGAGTGGCTGGGCAACCTATATCCGGAACAAGATCGGAAGTGTTTATTGTCATCGTTTATCCGTTCAGAATAATCTTGCTGGCTGTGACAATCGTTTTACCAACAGATGTTGATACAACCTGACCTTTGGAATCAATAGTCACATCACCAGATGTTGTTTTCAGAGTTATCGTTTCAGCTAACACTTCAAAATTCTTGCAAACAAATCGTATATTACCTTCGCTGATAACTTCAATATTCTTTTTAGAAGTTACGGACCATTCGCCACCTATACTGTCAGTTTTATCTCCGTTTAGGTAAGTTACAGATTCTGCACCTTCAACACTTTTGTACTCTGAACCTTTAACATTTATTCTTTCGTCGCCCCCCACGGATTCGGTTTTATCACCAATAATAGTCTGCGACAAAACACCTCCAATCCCGACGACATACTCACCACCAGCAGCCATGTATCGGTTTCCACCAGTCTCTTCCTTGACGGAACCATCAACATTGACATTCATTACGCCTTTTACTTTTAAATCGTAATGACCATCGACACTAGTACTGAAACCATCACACATATAATAATACGCTTTGCCGACTGAATTGATTACGGTTCTTCCGTCTTTGTCAATCTCGGCATAGCTACCTTTAGTATGAGCGATTCGCAGACTTTCCTTATCCGGAGTGTCATTGATATGAATCTCATGACCGCTGCGTGTAATCGTTGATTGATTATACGGGTATTCAGCTTCGAAAGTAGATTCCGGATGGCGTCTATTATTTGCGTCTGACATAATATATCCTTATGTTCTATTCAAACCAGCGCGCATCAGCGCAGTTTGCCTTGCCAATATTCCTTGCGCCTGCATAAAATTGTTCATTGATCGAGTCGCACTTTCTGATGTATAAGAAGCCTGACTGATGTTAGTTTGGAATACAGAGCGAACGCCTGAAACGATCGTTGGTATCAAAGCAGCCACAACTCCAGCAGTTTGAGCAGTACCAGCACCAGCACCTAATACTTTAGAGATACCGAATGCCTGCGTAAAGTTTAGGCTGCCAGAGACTGCCTTTGATAGTGTATCAAATGACAGAGGCTGCCCGCTCAGTAATGCATTACCAATACTTAAAGTGAAATGGTTCTGTGCTGCAAAAGTAGTATGTTCCTGCGCGCTCGCGTAGTTTGGCTCGCCGTTTCTTGGCGTATACACTGAAGGATTGGTTCCGGTTGGATCTTTCCATTCAATGAACCCAGGATATGGGTCTTTATCAACCGTGTAATATTGTTGAATGTATCCGTCTGGAGGAGTGGATAACGTATAGGTTGTGTTCGGTCTTGGCGATGTTGCTGTAGCCACGGATATTGCAGGAACTGAAGGAACCGAATTGATCAACGAATTCAGAGCAGTGTTGGTAGTTCCTGTAATAGCAGCACCAGCAGCAGTTACTGCTCCAGTAGCAGTGTTTATAACTGTATTGATACCACCAGTTATTGCGCCAACCGCTGTATTCAACCCACCAATAACAGAAGCCATTGCGTAGTTAGCCGTATCAAACACACCCTGGTTGATAAGATTTACTCCACACACTCGAACATTCAATGCATTTATAAGTTTCTGAACTTCCTGTACTTTAGATACAGCGCCATTTAACATACCGAGAAGCTTGAATAAACCAATCTTTTGAGCCAGTTTTAGCAGAGCATTTTTGATTGCTTGAACAGCAGTATTTACAATCCCGGAAACAATACCAGCGACTGTGCTACCAAGTAAACTTATTATAGAGTTGATTGAAATCAGATTGGTATTTAAACAAGGTAGCGAAGCCAGTCTACCGAGAGGATCAACAGCATTTACAATATCAAGAACATTCATATTACTGTTTTTATTGTATGAAGCAGTAGTCGGTAGAGTTGGATTAGCCATTTTTGACTCAACAAGGCTAGTCAAAACTCCGCCAGTTGTATTGCTAACAGCTATGATGTCAGTCTGACCCGAGTCAACATCTGAAATACTGACTCTATTAGCATTCAGTGATGTATACGGATTGTTTGGATTACCTTGGCTTCCCGGAGGTATACTTCCGGTTGCTGTATCAATAGTTGGCGCGCCACCTGTAGTCTGACCCTCTACGGCATCACCCGCTCTACCAACAGAACCAATAATGACAGGTAGCTGTTGATCAACGTCGACCCACTGACCGAATACTCGCGATCCAACTACAAGACCAACAGGAGCGGTTCCCATACGACCGTTAGCAGCCGATGTTACAGGCTGAACAACCTGCGCCCAGGGTAAAGCATCATCAGGTATATTTGTTCTGTCGTCGTGTTTACCGTAGATTCTAATCTTAACTCTACCCGACTGATGTGGGTCTTGAACGCTGACTACTTCAGCAATAAAAATGCTTGATACCTGACCAAAATTGCGATCTGTCATACGCCTTCCTCAAATCTACCCTTTAGTGCTTCAATGATACAAGTGTATCTAGGTTTCTCCTGTACCAAACCAATCTTATGATGTATTCGCGAAATCAAAAACTTACCAGACATCAGAGGATCTTCCTGCATGTTATTAGTGGTTGCCGATCTATTCGGTAGAGTGCAACTGATTGTAACACCGGCTGTCAGCTGTGTATCACCAGGAACTCTTATCTTCAGCGAGTTCTGAAGTATCTGAGCTATGTATGCCTGGAAGTCAGCTGTCGATTCAGGAATATGAGTCAATGCTCTTTGTGATATGTCGACAGGAATCAAAGCTTGCGGCGGGATTCTAGCATTGAAGTAACGATTGGCAAACCCCGAAGAAACGTCAGTTCCTGTTCCGCCGTCTTTGTAATTGCGGTCGGATGTCTGAACGTCTTTCGTCTCAAACTTCCAAGTAGTGAAATTGAACGTGGTCACTCTTCTTGGTCCACCAAACGCAATACGATCAATAGAAGAAAGCTGCTGCGGAATAGAAAACGCCAGAATATTATTGTCTTGTTCGTTGCTCAGTGAGTTGATATTGATAGCGCCAGACTGCTTGAAGGACTTGACAGGCTCGGTCGCAAATCTAGATTCAATCGTACAAAATCTCAGGATTTGTCTTTCGTCTTCTCTTGATTCGAAAAACACGTATGAAGATGAACGGTTCTCTTGTGTTGAAACGGATCTTGCTCGAATCATTTTGATTGCATCAAATGGACTCTTATGAGGTATCAAAACGTTCTGGTTACCTCTGGTCTCTTCAACCTCAATTCTTTTCTTTGTGAAAAGATAACGATCACATACGTCTTTGATCATGTTAGAGCATAGATCATCATAGCTTTTCTGTACGTAGTTAGTCTTTGCGTACATTGCTTCTTCTGATACGCATTTCAGAACATAAGTTTTGGCTCTCTGACTTTCAAGCTGCTGTTGATCGCCGATCTCGTATAAAGAGAATGTGAAGTTGGCTTCTTTTAGATTTGGGCTTTTGAATGTGAATGTGCAAGTCTCGTCGCCGAGCAATCTGAGATTACCAATAATGTCCTGTGTATCCAGAACTGTAATGTCACACACTACTCCGGGAGTAAAGATACTCTCATAGATAGATGCAGACACAAACGATCTGGTTAGATTGAGGCTTCCGCGCTGAGAAGTTACAATCAGATTAGATACAAGGACATCGCCAATAGACAAACTACCTGACATATTACCTCAATAGAGTTTTCAGTTCTTTGGCGAGCTTACCGGAATAATCGCTCTTCAGAACTTGAATGGTTTTGTTTCTCTCGTTGATTTCGTTCTCATAATCGTAAAGGTAAACGGGATCCCAGTAATTCAGTTCCTCTGATGGTATGTTGCTGACAAGAAGAGTAGCGACTGTATAGGTTTTGCTCTGACTGCTTTCTCTACCAACAACTGACATTGTATTGATGCCAATGTCTTCGGTCACGATTCCTGAAGTATGATGTATCGTGAGAGCTGTTGCTGACTTGCCGCAAACCTGACCGCTACCAATCAACTCTGAATTACGGTAGACGTTTACGATTTCATCAGTTATATAGTCCGAACCGTCTACATTGTAGCTGACAACGTTGTTGGTTGATCTCTTCCAGTCGATTTGTTTTCTTCTGTATCCCAGAGGAGTGGTTGACTGGTAGATGTCGCCATAGACAGGTTCGTAGAACTTCTTTAGCGTTTCGGTGATCGAGTTGAACTCAGAGTTTGAAATTGGATTGGGATACGAATACCAGTTGTTTCTGTAATACTTGATCTTTGACACAGCATTAGCATACGAACCGTATTTCTTTACCACGAAGTCTTTGAAAGTTGTCTGATCCATATACCAGTCATAGTAAGGATCGACGACCTTGTTGGTGAGATGGAGAATCCAGCCCATGTACTCATCGTTATAATAGCGATCTGCGATGTTATCTGGTCTCTCGCCTTCTCTAATATCATACGCATAGTATAAGACAGGGTTGTTGTAGACAGAGTTGATAACGACTGCACGCTCCGTGATGTTACGGACGTAGTTGTTCGCATATTGGATTATCGGGAATTTCTCGAAGTACTTCTCAGCCATTATTGACCCTGACCTTGTCCTGTAACTCTATTATTATCGCCTGAACCAGCCGATAAACGTAAAGCTTGTTGAGATGATAAAGACGCAATTCCTGCCGCAATTGCAGAATTATCGTTGAAAGAACTCGCGTCGAAATCTCTGTTCGTCCAGTATTCAATTTCTTGTAACTGAATGCTCAATGTTATAGAAGTGGGAGCTTTGGTTGATTTGAAAAAAGATGGCGCTGAACCAGACGCATAATCGACCGATACGTTTTTTACAACGCAGGGTTTGAATCTGTAAAGAAAATCGCTTTCGGGAAACAGACTAATTAACGCCATGCTCGGGTAAGAGAAAAACAATCCGTTGTTCTCGGAAACTCCCGGCGACATATGATATTGAAACGTTCTTATAATGTCTCTGATTTGCCCAGTTTCATATTCGTTTTTAGGCATCAGTTTCCAGGAAAATGAATGCGATTTGAAATCTGGTTGTTTGAACAAAACAGTCTGATATGGATTAACCGCGACTCCGAAATAAGCAGAAGCGGCATTATAACCTTGCCCTCCAACTGATGTTACAAGCTCAGCAGCTGTTCCCTGCAACCCAGAAGCTAAAGCACTTGCCGTTCTTTGTCCTAAATTTCTTGTTGTTGCAGATATATCAGATTCAACAAGATTAGAGCCTGCTAAATTATCTAAAGCTGCGCCAACTGCAGCACCAAGAGGTGCATTATCATAATTTACGCTCATATTATCTTTCAGATTACCTGGAAGAGGTAAACGAATTGTACCCTCTGATCTTAGAAATGGAGAATTGTTTATGCTTCTTTTTACGTATTTTTGAAATTTGAAAGACACGTAAAAGTTTCTAACGCCAGGTTGAACCAAATCTTCGGGAAACATTGATTCTTGTTGGTACTGAGAAGCCATCTGACCTCTAGTGTTATAAAGACTTGCCGCGTCCATCAACGCGAATGCGCCTGCTGTAACAACAGCAGCACCAGCAACAGCAGCAACTCCTGTTTGAATAACAGGCGCAGCGCGTGCGGCTGCATTTAATCCGTTAGAAAGAATGTTTCCTGCTGTATTTTTTGGTTGTTGTGACATCCTAGTCTACCTTTGATAAATACTGGTTGCTTCTATTTATAATGAAATTGAGAAGATGGCAAAGTACACACAAGGCTATTTCAAACCAAGAA